CTTGGTTTTTATTGAGTTTCTAATGAAATTTAATAGTGACATTGATATTGACTTTGGTAATCGTGATTTGATATTAAATCTTATCAAACACATTCCTGCTGCCATGCGTAAAGTAGATCCAATTCGTAAACATGCAACTGGTGTTTATGTAACAGACGTACCATATGATGCCATTTATAACATGGCTAATATAGACTACAATGTTGCAGAGCAACGTGGGTATCTAAAATTAGATTTTTTAAATGTGCATGTCTATGAAAATATACGTGATGAAAAACATTTAATAGAATTAATGCGTGAGCCTAATTGGGAAAAACTCAATGATCAGGCATTCGTAGAAAAACTAATACATATTAGTAATCACTATAATAGTTTACAAAGAATGCCCGAACCAATAAACAGTATTCCTAGACTTGCTATGTTTTTGGCATGTATAAGACCTGCTAAAAAACATTTGATTGGGTTAAAGTACGGTGAGATTAGTAAGACAGTTTGGGATAAAGATACTGACGGATATAGTTTCAAAAAAAGTCACGCAATAGCATACGCACATTTAGTAGTTGTACATATGAATTTGTTAGAAGAACTAGGGCATTCTTTTGACAAGAGTAATTGATTTACGTTTGCTTTTTCTTTTACTCAGTTCCAACATACTACAGATAGGACCATGCAGTATAATTAAGCTTTTGTTGTTAAAAGTCCTAAGATAAGGCTTGAAAGCGTTCCAATCATCTTTAAGAAACATATTGATGGGGATGAGTCTATTACTTTCCCACCACCATATATCTCCTAAGTTCAAAAACTTTTCTCTCAAGTCAGGACTTACTATAGATCCATAGTCATAGATAGTGGTAACCACATCATCCCTATTTTGGACAATACCTACATAATCTTGTCCGGCGTAGGAGCAGACAGTTATGAATGGGTGGTTTTCGCTTAATTTTTTAAAAAAATCGTTGTTTATCATTATTGTTCGAACTTGGATATTTATCAAAAAGTCCTGCCCAATATATTTTTATAAATAGAAGAAAGGAGCTTACTGTGTATTCAACAAGTGTTTATCTATTTACACCACGACAAATTGTTGTCTTTTTCAGTGGGAATTCGGCTAGGAGGTATCAATTAGTGTACGCAAAGAATCTAAAATTAAACAAAGGAGTTGACAATAAGTTACAATTTCAATTTCTAAATCAGGAGCAGAAACCTGTAGACATTACTAATTTGGAAATTACTTTTAGACTTATTAGTTATGATGGTACTGAAATATTACTACGTAAAGGTGTTACTCAAACGCTGGCTTTAAAAGGACTATGCGAACTATTTGTCTCTAGTAGTGAAATTGAGGATATTGATACACAATATGCTTACTACAGTTTGGACGTAGAAGAAGGGTCAAATGTATACCCAGTCTTTACTAACAGTGAAGCAGGAGCTAGGGGTGTATTGGAAATCGTTAATAGTATATTACCTGACTTTATTCCCGCAACAAATGTTACTATTCCAAGTCATCTAATACCAAATAGTAGTACAGAAACATACTATAGCAGCATAATTAATACGACAGATAACTCAATACTTACACTACAAACATACCTAGCAAATTATTCAGGTAATGTTCAAGTACAAGGTTCTACTGTAGCAGATAGTGATTGGTATAATATTGGTAATGTTTATCAATATATAAGTGAAACAACATGTGATGGTTATATTATAAAAGGTTTCCATCCATATGTCAGACTACAGTTTGTAAGTACCCAAGGTGACGTAACACAAATTTTAGCCAGATAGTTTTGTTTCTGATACATACTATGTTATTATAATAGTATGTTTGATATCCTTGCACTTATTCCAGGTAAAAAGCGTCATACTAATAGCGGCTGGACTAGTTTCAATGCACTCTGTTGTGACAAAAGAGGTCATAAACCAGATCGTAGGAACAGGGGCGGAATTAAAAAGGATGGTGTAAATTGGACATATCATTGTTTCAATTGTGGATATAGTTGTAGATTTGAGTTAGGTAAAACTCTAAACGGAAAAGTAAGGAGTTTACTGAAATGGTGTGGTATTGATGATACTCAAATACAACGGTATAGTCTAGAAAGTCTACAGCAAAAAGATATTCTATCTACTTTATTGCAAAATAAAAAGAGTGAGAATATCAAGTTCAAAACATTCAAAATACCAGAAGGTGAATTGTTAAAAGAAAACGATTCTAAACATAAAATATATGTTGACTATCTAAAAAGAAGAAAGATAGATTTACAACAGTATCAGTTTTATGTAAACCCTGAGGGCAAACAACGAGAAAAATATGGTATAATTATACCTTATACATATCATGGCAAAGTAGTAGGGAATACAACAAGATTTATTGATGGCAGAATACCGAAGTTTATCAATAATCAACAAACAGGATATGTATTTAATATAGACAAACAAAGATACGATTGGCAAGTTGCTATAGTAACAGAGGGCATTTTTGATGCTATGTGTATAGATGGGTTAGCATTAATGCATGATGACATAAGCAATGAACAAGCAATGATATTAGCCACATTAAACAGAAAAATAATTGTAGTTCCGGATAGAGATGAAGCAGGATTAAAAATTACCGATAGAGCACTAGACCTAGGATATAGTGTAAGTTTACCAAACTGGCATAACAATGTAAAAGATGTAAATGATGCGGTAGTAAAATACGGTAAGCTTCCTACTTTATTAAGTATATTAGAAAGTGCTACAACAAGTAAAATAAAAGTTGAGATGAGGAAAAAACAAATTGGTAGAGTATAACGTAGAAGTACAAAAGTTATTTTTAAGAATGATGGTTACAAATGCAGAATTATATACAAGAGTAACCAACATCATGAATCCTTTAAACTTCGACAAGTCACTGCGTCCAATCGCAGAAATGTTTAAAGAACATTCAGAAAAATATAACGTATTACCAGATAGCACACAAATTGTAGCAACAACTGGTATTGAAATAGAACCAGTGACAGAATTGACTGAAGGTCATTATGACTGGTTCTTAGATGAATTTGAAAAATTTACTCGCAGACAAGAACTAGAAAGAGCAATACTTAAATCAGCAGACCTATTAGAAAAGGGTCAATATGACCCTGTAGAAAAGTTAATCAAAGATGCAGTGCAAATAAGTCTACAGAAAGATATGGGTACTGATTATTTTGCAGATCCTAAAGGTAGGCTTATGGCATTAAAATCCAACAATGGACAGAACTCAACTGGCTGGCCTTGTATGGATAGTAAACTCTATGGCGGATTCAATCGTGGTGAACTACAGATATTTGCTGGCGGCAGCGGATCTGGTAAAAGTTTGTTCATGCAGAATCTAGCAGTAAACTGGGTACAAATGGGACTCAATGGTGTTTATGTTACACTTGAATTGAGTGAGGGTTTATGTTCCATGCGTATCGATAGTATGATGACAGAGACCAGTTCACGTGAAATTTTTAAAGAAATTGACACAGTTGAAATGAAGGTCAAAATGATTGCTAAAAAAGCTGGACATTTACGGGTCAAGTATATGCCAGCACAAAGTACTGTAAATGACTTACGAGCATATTGCAAAGAACTAGAAATACAAACAGGAAGCAAAATTGACTTCTTGTGTGTAGATTATTTGGACTTGCTTATGCCCGTCAGCGCAAAGGTCAGCCCATCAGACTTGTTTGTAAAGGATAAGTATGTGTCGGAAGAATTGCGTAATTTAGCAAAAGAATTGAACGTGTTGTTTGTCACTGCTAGTCAGTTAAATCGTAGCGCAGTTGAGGAGATTGAGTTCGACCATAGTCATATCTCAGGTGGTATCAGTAAGATTAATACAGCAGATAATGTATTTGGAATATTTACAAGTCGTAGTATGCGTGAGCGTGGGCAATATCAATTGCAGCTTATGAAAACACGTAGTAGTTCGGGCGTAGGACAAAAAATTGAACTAGAATTTAACGTAGAAACACTGAGGATTACTGATCCTAACCCAGATG